ACGGGAAGCGCAAGAGCTACAGCCAGCACCTCGCTGACGGGAAGCCGGGCAAGGCGCTCGTGCAGCTGCCCTACCACCTGCCCCAGCTCATCACCGCCCGCACCGGTGGGGCCTTCGTCGTGGTCACCGAGGGCGAGAAGGCTGCCGATGCCGTCACCGCACTCGGGGTCACCGCCACCACATGGGCGGGCGGGACCAGCACCGCGACACCAGGGGACCTCTGCACGTGGACACCCGCGTTCGCCGAGCACTTCCGGGGCGCCCGTGTTGCACTGTGGCCCGACAACGACGACGTGGGCCGCGCCGCCATGCTCGCGATCGCCAACGCGCTCAAGGGCGTGGCGGCCGAAGTGCTCACCATCGCCGACGGGCAGAACCTCAAGGGCGCCGACGCCGCGAACTGGGTCGACGGTGGAGGAACGCGGGAAGGGCTGCAAGCGCTCATCGTCGAGGCCCGCACGCGCAAGGTGGCAGCCATCGCCGACGAGGCACCCCCGACCGCGCACGGGGAGCAGGATCCCCTGACCGACTCCGGGAACGCCGAGCGCTGGGTGCGCATGTGCGGGCGCGACTTCCGCTACCTCGTCGAGGATGAGACGTGGCTGCATTGGGATGGGAAGGTCTGGCGCCGCGGGGCTGAAGCCGCGGCCATGCACAGCACCAAGGCCGTCGCGCGTTCGTGGGCTGTCGACATGGCCAAAGAGACCGACGGGAAAAAGCGCATCGAGATTCGCCAGCACAAGGACAACAGCGAGTCAAGCTCCAAGCGCGTCGCCATGCTCAAGCTGGCCGCCTACGAGCCCGGCGTCGCCGTCACCGCCGCAGAGCTCGACCGCAACCCCATGATCGTCAACGCGCGCAACGGCATCGTCAACCTGCTTGACGGGAAGCTGCAGAAGCACGACCGCGACGAGCTGTGCACCAAGATGATCGACGTCGACTTCCACGCCGATGCGAAGTGCCCGACGTTCGACGCGTTCTTGGCGCAGGTGCTGCCGAAGCGTGAAACCGCCTGGTACCTGATGAAGCTCTTCGGGTACGCGCTCACCGGCGTCGTCCGCGAGCACCTGTTTCCCGTCCTGTGGGGGCAGACCGGCCGCAACGGCAAGGGCACGCTGGTGGAAACGCTGTTCGCCATCACCGGCGCGTACAGCACCAGCCTGCCCAACGAGGTCATCATCGAGGCGAAGAACGACCCGCACCCGAACATGTTCGCCCAGCTCGTCGGCTTACGCTGCGGGGTGTGCGCCGAGCTGAAGGCGACCGACAAGCTCAATGAGGCGATGCTCAAGCGCCTCACCGGCGGCGACCAGATGCGGGCGAGGTTCATGGGTGGGGAGTTTTTCAGCTTCCCGAGCACGTGGAAGATCTTCCTGCAGACCAACTACAAGCCCCGGGTTCGCGGTGGTGACCCCGCGCTGTGGGCTCGCATGGCGGTGATCCCGTTCGGGCAGTCGTTCGCCGGCCGCGAGGACTTGGGGCTCAAAGGCAAGCTGCTCGCCGAACGTGAGGGCATCTTCGCGCTGCTCGTTCGCGCATGCCTCGCCTGGCAAGCAGAAGGGCTCGCCATGCCCGATGAAGTCCGCGAGGCCACCGCCGACTACCGCGAGGACTCCGACCGCGTGGGCGCGTTCCTGCTGAGCCAGACCACCAGGGCCGTCGCTGGCGTGGTCCCGTCCGGGCTGCTCTGGAAGAAGTTCCGCGAATGGTGTGACGCACGTGGCGAACAACCCGGTGCGCAAAACGTGTTCGGGGCCGAAGTTCGCGCCCACGGAATCCAAACGACGAGAGTCGCCGGCGAGCGCCGTTATAGCGGAATCACCCTCCGTACCAACGGCACTGCGGACATGTGTCCGAGTGAACGTTCGTTAACAGAAGAAGACGACGCACCGGACCCATGGGGCCGGGAATCGCATTAGGAAGCTAAACGCATTCATGCATTTGAATAAGTGCGTGACACAGAGTCTGGTTTGGAGGCGCCCAAAAACGGGCCTCTGTCACGACGAAAAGGCGGCTTGCAGAAGCCGTCTTTTTCGTTTCCGCTGGGGCTCGTGACAGAGTCGGGCGATTTTCAGGGCCGCTGCGAAAGTAGGCGGTGTGTGTGAATGCGTGTGATTCCGCTATAACGGACGGACATGTGTCCGGTGAACGATCGTTCACCTGTTCTGTTTACAGCGATTTATTAGGGAAAGTCTGTCATCAGAGAGGAAAACAAAAGAAAAGTGGCTTTGCAGAGCCTTTAAAAAGGTGACGGAGTTCGGCGTCACTGGACGTCACGGATGTCACCTGCCGAAGTGTCGCGCTGACAGGATTGACGCGGTACCGCTGTCTGTGCATCATCGCCGGATGAGCATCAAACAACGAACCAGGTTGGTTGCCGAGGCGCTGCCACCCGGCCGCATCTCGGCGACCGATCTTCATCTCGCGTTTCGCCGCGCATTCCCCGACGACACCACCTCACAGAATCTGGTGGGGCTTGCTTTCCGGGCTGCTGGCCTGCTGTCGGGGCGCACAACGTCCGGCCGCTACTGGGTACGGCCGGACGAACTGCCGCCTGTCGACCCCGCGTCCGAGCCCAAAACTCGAACACCGCAGCCGCCCCGAAGCTGTCTCGTGAGCCTGCAATGCCTTGGCTTGCAGCCCGGCGACGGTTTCGTGATCGCCCACGCCCCCGCCGCCATCACCATCCGCAAAGCCACGCCTGGAATCGAGCTGACCCCGCTCGCACCCGGCACCACGCTCGAGCCGCGCTTCACCGGCGTGCTGCGAAAGGACCTCACCGAATGAGCGACCCACCGGAACCGCCACGCGTCGGACCATGGGGCCCGTGGTGTGAGTGCACATGCAACCGCCTGCAGTTCGATGTCTACCCGCCGATATGCTCGCTGTGCCGCCGCAGGATCGAGCCGAAGCCGCCTGCCCCTGTCGAGCCCCGCAAACCCGCACCGGACGAACTGGCGGGCATCTGGGCGCCCGTGAATGCCACGGAACAGGAGATCGACCGGAGAACCCGCATTCGCGATGCGATGGACAGGGCCAGCAAACGCAAACCCCGCAACAACCGAGGCCGCCGATGACCGAACCGACTGACCCGATCGACTACTCGCGCCCGGTGGGCTGGTGGTGCCCGACTGATGGTCGTACCCACGACCTCGACGCCTACCCGTGCAAACACTGCATCCCCGTCTACCTGCCCCTCCCGACCCCTGAGCCTATCGAGGTGGACGAGGTGGAGACGGGTGAGGCGGAGGTGGTGACGTGGACCAGCCCGTGGAAAGAGTTTGGTCCTTTCCGTGTCGGGTCGAACGCTGGTGATTTTACCGTTGAGGGTTACCGAAAGAACGATGTGTGGTTTGCCGAGTTTCAGCTTCAAGAAGACCCTGTTGGCGTCATCAACGACTGCGCAACCGCATCCGCCAACGCACGCAAGAAACGAGGGACGAAATGACCGACACCATCGAGCCGACCGAAGAGCAGTGCCGCGCGGCGAACAACATCGCTGACGGGCAGTACCGAGCCGTGTGCAAGATTGCCGACGTGGCCCACCTGCTCGCTGCGCGTGAGGCGAAGCTGCAAGCGCGCATTGACGACCTGCAGGAACGGTCTGCACGTCGCCTCGACGACTCGACGGCAATCGATGCGCTCGTGTACGCCGTCGCGTGCCTTGAGCTGCAGCCCGGCAGCGAGCGTGACCGCGCTGTGCGTGAGGCGCTGAACCGCGTCATCGACCACGTCGGAGCCATCGAGGTGCGCGCGAAGGAGGGCGCCACGAAGCTCGTCAGCACCCTCGTCGCCGGAGCGAAGGCCCGCGAGGAAGCGTTGGCGAAGTGCGTCGCGGAGCTGGAGGCGAACGACAAGAGCAACCTGCTCCACCTCGGCGAGCTGAGCCACGCATACACGGCACTTCAGCACCGCGAGGCCGCACACCTCGCCCACATCAAGGCGCTGCGGGGGGACCTTGCGGCTATGTGCATCAGCGAACGAGACCACGGCGCTTGGCACCAAGCAAAGGGGACGCTCGCCGACACCGCCCACTACGACGTGGAAGGCGAGGTGAAACCATGAATCGAAAACAACTGCGCTCACTCACCGACAGAGTGCTTGGTCGTGAGGTTGGCTGCGGCGATTCGCTGTGCGTGTTCGGGTGCGGCGACGGGATGCACACCAATGGTGGGTGCCAGTGCGTGAAGGGTGAGCGGTTGGAGCTGCAGATCACAGCCAGCAGACTGCACAGGTTGCTGGCTGCTGATGACATCGTGGACACGGGAGAAGCCAAATGAGCGAGCCAACGATCAAGCCGGTGGGCAGGATTTGCCTTGAGTGCAAGGCGTCCGAAGCCGATGACCACTGGTACAAGTGCTCGCACCACATGAGCCCCGATGACCTCGACAATGGGCGTGTCAATGTCTACACCCACGACGACCTCGTTGCGGTGGCGCGTGAGGCGTACGTGCAATGCGGGTTCGAGAGGGAGTGCGAGGCGGGGTCGGTTGAGATTGTTGAGCAGCTGACAGGGGTGAAGCGATGAAACTCACGACGACGATCGATGTGCAGTTGATCAGCAAGGCGAACGCGCGCGAGCACCGACGTGTGCGGGACCAGCGCATCATCAAAGAGCGCGAAGCGACGTTGAAGGTCCTGCCGCCTACTTTGTTCGATGGTTCAACGCTGGCCGGCGCAATCACGCACGACCGAGGCGCCCGTGTCACTCTTTCGCGACCCTACCATGAAACGCCGCTCGACGACGACAACATCCGTGCGGCGTTCAAAGCGGTTCGCGACGCGATTGCCGAGTTTTTGGGCGTCGACGACGGCGAGGATCGGCTGCACTGGATCTACCAGCAGACCAAGGCCGTGCGCACCGGCGTCAGGCAGAGCAAGCCCGGCTGGAAGAAGGTGAAGGACAAGGAGACGGGCGAGGTCACGCGCGTCCGCAAGGTGGTCAAGAACGTGGCGGCCTACGACACGCGACCCACTATCACGATCGAGGTGATGCCCGTCGGCGACATCGACCCCCAGGTGAAGCGGGTGAGGGAGTTGGAGGCGCAGCTTGACCGGTGGGCGGTGTTTGGTGTCGTGTCGCTTGGCGTGCCAGAGGAGCACGACATTATGACGTCGACCCGCCGCTTGCTGGGGATGGTGACGACGTGAACATCTACACCGTCGCCGGAGGACTCGTTGCGCTGGCCTTCGTCGTCGGTGTTGTCGCCCTGCTCGAGCACCTTGATTGCCGGGCCCGCGAACGACGATGGCAGCAAGCCCGCGACAGCTTCACCCGCTGAAACGAAAGCGCCGGCCACATGGTGTGGCCGGCGTCCCGGTGTCAACCGTCAGACGATTGTTGAGTGGCACTCGTCGACGTCGTCAAAGTATCTCGCCGCGTGCCCGCTTGCCAAGCAGAGATGTGTGGAACTGCGTGCGCGGGTCGAGATTGCGCGTCAGGTCCACGGCTGACGACGACGGGAGCGCATCGAGGTAGTACTCGCGTGCGAACGAGAGCGCGTTGAGGCAGTCGTCGCGGCCCTCGTAGTTCGGCCGGCCGCGCGGTCCCGTCGGTGGCTCGATGCGCGATGCCTTGGCCTCCGCGATGAGCTCGGGACCGATGGGCACGACACCCTGCTCGATCGCCAGCTTGAGCCTCTGCAGGCGCAGGTGCTTCTCATCACCGCTGCGTTGCTCGGTGATGTGGTGCGGGCTGACCTGGTTGAGCGTTTCGTACACGCCCACGCCCACCCCGTTGCTCTCGACGACGATGGTGGTCGGCTTGTACTGGTCGGCCGCGATGTTCACCTTGTCGATGAGGTCGGGGATCGACGTCGTCGACGACATCCACGTCGCCACGATGGTGCCGGTGAGCAGCCCGAGCACCACGATCGCGCTTGAGTCCCCGCCATGGCCCGCGGCGACGTCCACCCCGAAGCAGACTTCCTCGTCGCCCTGCTCGCGGTAGTGGTGCCAGCCTTCAAAGCGCTTGCTGTCCCCGTCCCATCGTCCGTCTGGCGTCGTCGCAGCCTCAACGTACTTGAGGATCCACCGGCCCTTGGCGAACGAGAAGCAGTGGTCGGGGATTTGCGGGTATTCGCGCATCGCCCCGGTTTCGTCGCCGGCAAAGTCGGTCCGCAACTTGTGCCACCACCACGCCGCCGAGTCCCGACGCGTGAAACCGAAGCGTGGACCCTGCAAAAGCGCCCACGTCGCGTCGTCGATGTCACCAGGTGCGCGCCGGTAGACCGCGTGGCGCTCGACGGGCAGGAAAACCCGCGTCCAGCCCTCGCCCGCGGCTTCCCGGGCGCTCCACAGGGCGCGGAACAGGTTGTCCGCGGCGCTGGCGGTACTCTCGACGACGATCCGGGCGCCGGGCAGCGCGGTCGACGTCAATCCGCGCCACACCGCAGCATCCGACAGCCAGAAAGCGAGCTCGCTGGCGTGGATGAACCCGTACGACTTCGAGCGGCCCACGCGAGACTCGCCCGATTCCGCCCGCGACACCGCCGATAGCGCGTCGATGGTGGTGCACACGCCGTCAGGGCCTGCGTTGGCCATCTCCAGCGAGCTCTTGTTCCGCGCGCCGAGCTCGATCCCGAGCTGGTCACACCAGCCGGCGAGTCGAGCGAGCAGCCCTTGAGCCTTCTCACGCGTGTCGGCCACGATCGCGCACGGCACACCAGGATTAACCACAGCGAACGCCAGCACCGCGAGCAGGGTGATGGTGCTGACACCCATCTGTCGGCCCTTGAGCACGATCACGCGCTCATTGTCGATGATGGCCCGCAGCACCTCCCGCTGCTCGTCGTTGATCTTCCACTGCGCGATGGCCCCGTGGAGTTCTTGATTCAGGATGACGAGCTTTTTCGGCAGCCGGGAAGCCACCTCGTACTTGATGCGCCTCACGAATCACCCTCGTCGTCGCCCGTGAGCAGCGCGCGCAGTTCGTCGACGACACGGGTGTTCTTCGGTGCGGGCTTGTTGCGCTTCTCGGGTGCGCCGGCCGCCAGCGACAGCAGGTGCATCGCAGCCTTCGCACTCGTCGACATCACGGTCACGTCGTCACGCCACGCGACAGCCATCAGCTCCAGCTCGTAGACGTAGCGCGCTGCGTTCTTCGCCGTCTGCTGCTGAACGTACTCGGCGGCGTCATCGAACGATCGCGCGTCCTCGTCGGTGGGCTCACGAGGAACCCACGAACCAGCAGGCACCACGGCACTCCTGTCGACCGGCTCCTTGGGGGGAGGCCCGGTGTCGAAGATGTCACGGGGTGCCCGAGGCGCCATGCTCAGGCCTCGACCAGCTCATCCCGCAGGCGGATCTTGGCGAGGATGTGGCGCCGACGGATGGCAAGCGGCTCGAGGTCCGGGTGCAGCGGCTCAAGGAACGCCGCGCGCACAGTGACGACGTCGCCGGGCTCGACAGGTAGCCACG